GCCGTGCTGGTGAGCTGTAACACGCCTGATGTGGTGCCAACATCAAAGTCCATGCGGGGCAGGGAGGTTGAAGCGCCCCCGGCATCGGTGGCATTGCCTACGAAACGCGCCCAGCCGATTTGACCTACCGCCGAGCCTTTTAATTTCCAGTTATCTGATGACTTTGACAGCACACCAAGAACAGCGGGAGTCGTGAATGTCAGACCGTTAAGTACATTTCCCGGCGTAAAGACTCCAGCATCTTTTGAGATCGTACCAAGTAGAGAACCTGACACAGCTGAATCCGGATCGGCTGGCCGCGAACCCGAATAACAGTAGATGCACCCAGTTGAGAAAATACTATTGAGCGAGCCTGTGCTTAACAACATGGTTTTTGCACCTGTACTGAGATTAATGTTTGCTATTGACATGATTGTTTCCTCTAGGGATAAGGAGTCTCACGACTCGAAAAAAATCTGTTATTTAATTGCTTCCTGCTGCTTCCTTAGCCTGTCACGAGCTTGATCGTAACTTTCTCCTGGTCTCGCATATTTTTCTATGTAAGCCTTGGTTATCTTAGGTTGTTCTATCTTCTTAGGCTCATATTTGAATATGAATTTAACAATCTCTTTACCACGTTTTATCTGTTTTATATCTACTTTCAGATTACTAAAATCATTTATGTCCTTTACTGTCGGCAAAACAACAAATTTCTTTAAATCGCTGGTTGTTTTATATTTTTCGCCTAGTTGCAATGATTTTCTTATCCAGTCAACATCTACAATTAATTCACTTCTATCGCTCCAACTAGCTAGTAATTCATAAAATCTAAAACTATAAGAGCTTTTGAATCTGGAAACGTCCTTTAATTTATACTTAGTAAACTTTTTCTTTAATTCTGAAATGTAGGGGATTATTTCAGGTGAAAAATATAAGGTAACTTCCCCTTTAATTTTTTTGTGTTCTTCTTTATAAATCCATCTTGCATTAGAGCCATCTATTTCATTTCCAATATGAATATTCCTGTTATATAACTTGATAGCCGCTTTAACCAAGTCTCTATAGGCATTATCTCTTTCAATACCAAGCTCGGTATAAAAGTCATCTACTGTTACGGTAACACCATAATCAACTGGAGCTCTTATCCTTGAATCCCATTTTGCAAGACATAGCAAAATAAGCCGTTGCTCGATAACCGACAAATCATAACTCGCCACTTGAGTTAATTTGTTGTCTTTTGCTACGATTAATTTACTTGTCATATAAAAATCCAATAAAAATTAATAGTATAGCTATTAACTGGTATTTTTACATTTATAAATTCTTTTTAACCTGCATTTTCTCCTAGCAGTTTAGTCATTTTCTCCCAGCAACCTGCATTTTCTCCCAGCAACCTGCATTTTCTCCTAGATGTCCTCTGTAAGCATTGAACTACGCGGCCTCCAACACGCTTAAAACAAGAATAAAACAAGATTAAAAAGAAAAATGGCGGTTTCGCTATCGCTTCAAAATCACTATTTAGCATTCCAAACCGGCCCTTGTGAGTCCGAGAGTGTAACCATGCGCTGTATTCCGTCCGACTCAACAATGGCCGTGCTGACATTATTTCCAGCCGGGAATGATACTTTTCGCTCCGTGAGATTCTCAAATGGCGGGAACGCGCAAATGCCTCGTGATGAGAATATGCGAACGCTGCCATCAGGAAGTCGCGCTATTGGCCGTCCTTGCGATGTTCCATAGCTTGTCAAAGGCGTTAAAGCCCCCTCTGACCACACATAAATAGCGGAACTGGTCGCCACCACCAAGCCTTGTAACGTGGGCATCAAAGCCCGTAATTGGCCTTGCACGATGAAATAATCGCTATCCCGTGCGTAGAGGTGGGGATGATAAGGTTTAGACCACCAGACAATGCTCCGTTTGTCGTCTAGTGGTTTTCCGACATAGAGCGATGAGTCATAATAGGCCAGTTGTTCAACACTATCTGGGAATGGTTCACTCAAAACCTGCACATCATCTAACGGCATCCCTGAAGCGTCGTAATAAACCGAGCCGCCTGCTTCGGTTAAATAAGTTCTGACGGTATAGCCTACCGAGGGCGAATCGGTAGTGATGGCAATACCGCCAGGATTCATTAATTCAAGGCTTTCAACAGGGGCGCTACCGCTTTCAAGGCCGGTAGGCGAGACAAAGGTATAGGTTGCTGAATACCAGCCAGCCGGTAAGCTGCCAGTTGTCGCGGTTAAAACGGGAGGGAAGCGTGGGAAGGTAAAGCTAAGGTTTCTTATTTCATTGCCGATAATACGAAAACCGTCGTTGGTATAGAGAACATTCCTATCGTCTGCAAAGGCCGTAGCAGTACAAGCGCCTAAATTAGCCAAATTTAAATCACTGAGGACACGATAAAGATAACCACCCGCTACGAGGTAGCTTTCGCCTTCAAAGGTCGTGTAGGCGCTGGTGATGTTGGAAATAGCTTTGGTGAGTGCATACCCAGGACGCTGTGTAAGAACCCCTGCATCGCTCAAGTCAACGTCAATGGCCGACGCTAAGGCGTTGTCCGGTATTGAACGTGGGTTTTCTTTGTTGTAGGTTCCCAAGAAGGAATTTATGATCACGGTCTTATCCCATGATTTTGATTGTTAGATTCTAGGCTTTTGAATCAGGTAACACAAACATTATGTTAATAATGCCACTATCTTTGAAGCTTTAAGTGCTTTTGGGTAGTACGTAAAAGTAGACACGTTAGCCAATCCACCATTCAATAGTGTCACTGTGGTTATCGGATTCGTTATGCCTGTATATTCAACAGATGTTGCACCTCCTGCTAGCGTGTATAAATAAGTGCTACCATTTTTCACGGTATTGTTATAAGTAACAACATAGGTTCCTGCTGTGGGTAATGTTAGATTAAACGTACCAAATGCACTAGGTGTCCTAAATGCCGTACCAGATGCTTTAACGACAAAAGTCCCTTGCTCTGCGTTATACCAGCTTAATGCTGCACCTGTGAAACTGGCTACATCGGCTGGACGGGCTATAGCTGTTCCTGCTGTTGAAATATAACTGGACATGGCTGTTCCTGCCTCAGCCTGCCCATTTGTATTAGTTCCCGCAAAAGTAAGTGTTAGTGTCCCTGCCGTAGCCGTTACTGTTAATGAAACCCTATTCCCTGCGCCTGTTCCCGTTAGCGTTCCTGTCGCTGTACCTGTAAGTGTACAAGTGCCTGTTCCAGACATTGAAATTGTATAGGCTTGTGCAGTCGTTGTTATATTTTGAGTTGCGGGTGTTGCTGAGTTAAGCAGTAAATTAGTCCTGGCTTCCTCAGCCAGCAAAGTAATTGGCCCTGCTAACGGGGTGCCAACAGCTTCAGTGACCACACTAGATGCAACTGTGTTGCCGTTGGTAGTGGGGAAATATTTAACACCATCAACTCCTGCACCATGATATGGGGCTGCTAAAACGTTTGCTGATACATATTCACTTGGGTTTTGATTGGCTTGACCTGTTACATCTTCCAATAGTGGATGCCAAACTTCTATAACATCCCCAGTAGTTTCGATTCGAACACCTATATAGGCTTTGGTATTTGATTGCGTACCAGTATAACTAAAGCGTTTCCATGTTGATGAAACCCCACTTAAAGCTGACCCTGCTGCTCCACCTACTGTCAAAAATGTTATATTTCCTGTCCCTGTAACTCTTCTAATCCACCAGCTTGATGTTGCTGTATTTCCAGTGGGTTGTGTTGCATATAAATAAATAGTTGCACTACCAGTAGCCGTTATAACCCACGCTGTTGTTGTCCCATCAGGAGCTACAGCGGTAGGCGTCCCAGGATTTGTGCAACTGGATAATGTCCAACCCCCTGCTACCGTTAATACTTCTGGTTTAGGTATTAAATTCTCAACCCTTCTCGCATTAGCAAACCTAGCTTCATTGGCTTTAGCAGTTTTTATAAGTCCTTCAAAGCTAACAACAGATGACGTTATGTTACGTGCCCAGGTTAATCGCGGGTCAATCTGTGGCGTTTTACTGAAATCAAGGCCAAGCGATGGTTTCTTGTTTGCACCAAACAAAATTGTTTTGATAGCTGCTGTAAGAAACATGCTTTTAAATCTCGGTGGTATGAATCGTTAAGCGATAGACTGCGCTTGCAGTAGCCGCATAAGAACCTGCGGTTTGCATTTCTACAAAGAGACTGGTTGAGGCAAGCGTGATTTGTTTATTGATTCCGTCATTATCAATAAAAAGCGTTGAACCTTCATCTATCGGGGTTCCTAATGCCACTTTCCCCAAATATTTACCACGATCACCTGAGACAATATCCCAAGTAGCTGCGTCTGCTGCTGCGGTTGGAGAGGCGTTATAAAGCCGGATATTAAAGCCGGTCATACCACTATTTACAGCGGCTACATCTATTTCAAGTTCGATAGACGTTATCATTACCTCGCCACCGAATTTGCCCATATTTGCAAAGGTAAAGATGGCTGATCCGCCCACATCCCCAATAAGTTGACCGGCTGAATAAGTTGGGGTTGTCGCAGGTCGCGTGATGGTTACAGTACCACCATGTCCGGTCGGTGTTGGTGTAATAAGCTTTTGTAAAATACCCTTCAATAGCGCAATAGTAGACCACGCACTACTGGAATCGGTCGCTAACGCATCGGCTGAAGTTCCTGTCGCTACAGCAAATACGCCATCATTTGATAGCGTAACGGGTAACGAATTGGCCGCTGTTTTAGTACCGAGTGAAGTAGGTAATAACGCAATTAATGACGTTAGCCGTTGCGATACACGTTGTAGCCTTCCATTTAAACCACTTGAAGCAATATCGGTTGCTGGTGCGGTTTCGGTGACTGCACCTATTTCTGTTTGCAGGGCTTCAACGGCGGTTTTGACAGATAGCTGTGTAGCTTCGGTTGTATCTGATGAACCGCCTACACCTGCCGCCATTTCAACAAATTGAGCGCCCGTTAGCGGATTGCCAGTCGCTTTAAATTCGGTTTCGTTAATCCCGGTTGTTTGGACATTTTTTGATAGTTCAATGGCTGGCATAATAGCGGTTCCTTAAATCAGACACACTTTGTTTCGGTGCGGCCTATTGGCATAATTGCTGCGTTGGTTATCGGCGCTTGGTCGATTGCCAAAGATCGCCGTAAATTTTTTCAAGTGATCGTTTGCCCTGCCCATATCCTGAATATCCAGATCAGGCTGACTAAACGCACGGTAGAGCGTCCATTCCACCAGACTGCGGTGGTGGTTGCGCTGTATTTCCGGTTCGTCACCTGCACTAGACATAGCGTCCAATGGCAAGCGGTAGACTTCCAGCTTGAGCGTATAGGGTTTTTCAGGTTTGGGTATTAATTCGAGAGTGTTATCGTATTGAATAAACCAGCGTGGAGTCCCGTGTTCAATGCGCCAATAGCGATTAATCCGGTCCATCTCTATGCGGTCTGTAGGGTGTAACCGTTCCCAGTTGGTATCAGTGATGACAATATCTGCATAGCACACGGCATATATTTTTGAGTCTAGTGAATAAATACTGTTAGTAAGTGATACGGAAATCGTACAAAATGCGCTGGTCTTGTCGAATAGCAGGTTTTTTCTGAACGCGGCTTCTTCTTCGGCCTCGTTTAGATAGTCGATAAATAAGGTTTGTGAGATTAGATAGTCTGGCACACTGTCACCAAACTGGTTTCTAAAAAGGCGTTCCAGTTCGGCTACGGTCATTTTTAGGTGACTCCGTACAGATCAATCAACCGGGTGACTTGGGTTTTCATATTGGGGATTGACATACGCTTGTCTATTTTATGTCCTGCAAAATTAGTCGCTGCGTATTCAACTAAGGCTTCCGGTGTGTCCATGTTCTCCACCATATCACGCGCAGCCTGCACATTTTCATCTGGTTCCTGGTTAGGGTTAGGTGTGGGTATGATAGCGGGTTGTACGTCTACCGTGTCTGCACTGAGTTCGTAAACGTCTTTGTGCCTTAACAGTTTTTCCGCAAGGTCGTCAGGCACCAGGACGGTTTCGCCTTTGGTGAAATTGATTTTGCTACCGTAGGCACCTTCGCAATAAAATTGTCTCGCGCCAATATAACGTACAGCGATCATGATTTACCTCTTAAAAATATCACGGGCAATAAAATAGGAAATTACCCGTGATTAGTTTGTAACTTATTGATTAAGCTGGTAAACCTGTCCACCTGCCAATCACATCAATGTCCAGAACACCGACCGCATCCGCTGCCGCACCTGCCCATAACAGGGTAAGGTAGGCATCTTTAGGCAGTTTGGCAGGGGCTTTAATGCCCGTTTTACGCAAAATAGCCGTTGAAGATAAGGCTTGTGTGGCCGGGACAAAATACGCGGCATCTTCAGCCGGTGTCGCATCCACGCCATCACAATATTTGTAGCCAATCGAACAGGTTGAACTGCCGGTAAAGGCATCCGATATGGTTACTAGGCAATCGTGGATCTCAAAGCCAGCCGGTATCTTACCCAGAACCAGCGTATCTGCGATCTGAATAGCATCGGTATGGTCTGAATCCAGCCAAATCCCGCCTGTAGCCAGTGTCAGGTTAAAGGTTAGTCTAGTCTCGTTGCCATAGGCAGCGGTAAACGGGACGTTGTTGTTTATATTCTTGCGGGTAACGACGGCAGTCATTGGAATCTCCTAAAATTTTTAATGGTTGTTGCGGTATAAAAACTTTAGAAAAGCCTATATGCCAGCAATCTTTACACTACTGTCTATGGCAATCACACCCTGGTCTGTAAACTGATGACCTGCCGACCCATAATCCTGATCGAATCTGATCTTGCTGGAGCCGTTCATCATTCCGATTAAAATTTCCAGCTTGTCGCCGTGATCCAGTTCTTTTTCTGACCAGAAGAACGGATTGCCGGTCTTGTTGTTCATGCCAAGGGCTGTTGCCAACGCTTGACCACCCAACAAAATTGAACGGTCAACGGCATGAGTAGTACCAAAAGAAGCGGGTACGCAATCTGTCGTTGTTTCGGTTTCTGTCAAGTAAGACTCACACCATCGAATCGGGTCGTTTGCATAGAAGCGAATCGGTTTAGGCATTTTGACAATCAAGATACCATTCCATATACCTGCGTCGCCCATGAATAGCGGGTTTCCACCTGCGGTTTGTGACCGCGCCATGGCTTGCGCTTGCAACGTTCGGAAGTTGGTTGATTGCAGGAACGAGGTGTAGTTTTCGCTGGATACCAACAGAACTCTTAATGGCGAATCACTTGCCATCTTGTCGCCCTCGAAAATAACGGGGGGCGGCGGCATCGCCATGGAATCCATCACGGTTCTGATACCATCAACCACATCAATGTTAAGAACATCGGTTGTAGCAATGGTAATATCATTGCCACTTGCGGCAATCGGTTCAATGCCTGAACC